AACTCGTATCTACCTTTGATGGCATCGAGCAGTATGAGATTAGCCCCTTCATCCTCACTGGGATAGAATATACCCCACGTGGTGATAGCTGAATAGTCTGCTGTTTCTTTTTTCAAGAAAGCTGTATCGTAAGATTGTATGACGTGATGTAGATGTGGAATCTCTTCATGGGTATATGTTCGCCACCATTCTCGTTTTAATATTGCACCTTCCTCACTAGTTGGTTGTTGCATCCACTGTGCATTCCATTTAGCAACGGGTAGTGTTGCTTTTACTTTTTCTAATTCATCTAACTTCCAATACTCAGGCCACACTGGTCCTTGGTCCAAGAGCGCTGGAAATTCGACCACGTGCCATTGATCAGCTTTAACTTCTGTTTGGTTCTTGACCAACATGCCTGTTAAATCTTTTGTAGACCATCTAGTCATGACTAACACAATCTTACCGCCTGGTTGTAGACGTTGTCGTGGACCTGATGTATACCACTCGTATGCCGACTCTAATGCTTTGCCTGACATTGCATCTTGTTCCGAGTGCGGGTCATCAATGATTAGTAAATCTGCACCACGTCCTGTGATCGCACCACCTACACCAGCTGCAAAGTATTCACCGCCTTGTGATGTCTCCCAACGTCCTGCTGCTTTGGAATCTTCTTGTAAAGTTGTTTGAAAAATTTTTGCGTAATCTTCTCTATCGATTAAGTTTTTTGCTTTACGACCGAATCTTATTGCTAGCTCTGCCGTGTGGGTTGCTTGTATGATCTTTAATTTTGGATCTCGGCCCACCATCCATGCTGGTAGCAAGTATGATGCAAATTCTGATTTGGTATGTCTCGGAGGCATATTGATAATCAGGCGGTTTATTTCACCCGACGCCAATTTATTAAATTTATCTGC